GGCGTGGTGATATGGCAAAATTATGTGCAAGAGGTAAGGCTGCTGCTAAAAGAAAGTTTAAGGTATATCCTTCGGCATATGCAAATATGTACGCATCAGCAGTTTGTTCGGGAAAAATAAAACCCGGAGGCAAAAAGAAATCTAAAACAAAAACCAAAAGGAGAAAAAAGAAATGAAGTATAAACCAATGGTTAGTGGATGTAGTGGTGGAAAGAAAATCCCCGTAACTAGTAGAAAAGATACCAAGAAAACTGTTCAGGCAAAACCACAATGAGTCTCCGTAAGTGGGTAAAAGAAAAATGGGTAGATATAGGTGCTCCTAAAAAGAATGGGAAGTACCAACCCTGCGGAAGAAAGAAAGGTGATGGTCGCAAGTATCCAAAGTGTGTGCCATTGTCTAAAGCAAGAAAGATGACCGCATCTCAAAAACGATCTGCTGTAAAAAGAAAAAGAGCAGCAGGGAACAAAGGACCAAAACCTACTAACGTTTCAACATACGCAAAAAAGAAAAAGAAGAAATGACGATTACAAAGATAGAAGCCGCTAGAAGGCTTCTTAAGTTAAAGAAGGCTCAAGATAGCTTTGTGGAATTCGTAAAGCTTATGAATCCAGAGTTTACTTTTGCCGACTTTCAAATAGAACTAATGGAGAAGTTAGATGCACTTGAAAAGGGAACTCTTGGAAAACAACGACTACTTATTACAATGCCACCAAGACACGCAAAGTCGTTTCTCGCTACTGTGCATTTTCCAGTCTATTATCTATCACGTAAACCGAATCGCAACGTACTCTCTACCTCGTACAATCAGGACTTGGCGAAGACTTTTGGTCGTCAAGTACGCGATCTGGCACGCGAACCTTTTGTTAGCCAAGCATTTCCTGACTTTGCGATGTCGGAGGAAAGCAGAGCGGTAGATGACTGGCGTACTACAATGCTTGGTACGTATTATGCTACGGGCATTGGTGGTTCTACTACGGGTAGGGCTGCGACTTTACTTATTCTTGATGATCCAGTTAAAGCACGTGAGGAGGCAGAGAGTGCGACCCAGAGGAATAAAACGTGGTCGTATTATGTATCGGCTCTTACAACAAGAAAGCAACCTGAGCCTGATGGAACTAAAAGCATTGAGATTGTTATTCTCACGAGGTGGCATCCCGATGATGTTGCGGGACGTCTTATGGAAACAGAAGACTGGAAAGAAAACGAATGGGAACACGTCAACTTCCCAGCAATCAAGAAAATTGGCGGAGGGAAAAAATCAGTAACTGACCTACCTCCTGACGACCCAAGGTTTGTACCCAGTGGTAAGCTAAGTACTGTGTCACCGGGGAAAAGATATTATATAGACGAGAAAGAAGAACCTCTTTGGAAAGAGCGATTCCCATTAGAAGAATTATATAAAAGAAGAAGATTAGACCCACGAGAATTTGCCTCCCTTTACCAACAAACACCATATGTTCAAGGAGGAAATCTTATAAAAAGTTCTTGGTGGAAAAGTTACGATCATACAACTCAAGAGTATATGTCTATTATAATAGCTGCTGATACAGCTTTCAAGAAAACAGAACAAGCAGACTATTCAGTTCTTATGGTTCTAGGTATAGACCAAGGCGGTGACATATACCTTATTGATTTAGTAAGGAATAAATGGGACTTCCCAGAATTAAAAAAAGCTGCAATAGGAATAAATACTAAGTGGAGAGGAAAAGGTCTGAGAGGTATATATGTAGAGGATAAAGCTAGTGGTCAGTCACTAGTACAAGAATTAAAAAATCAGTCTGGTGTTTCAGTTATTCCTTATAAGGTTGTTGCAGATAAGGTTGCAAGACTCAATGCCGTAACTCCAATGATAGAAGGTGGTAGAGTTCACCTACCTAAAGAAGCACGTTGGTTAGATGACTTTATGGAAGAGGCTCAGTCGTTCCCTAATGGTAAACACGATGACCAAATAGATGCACTGTCTCTAGGCTTAGATGTGTTAAGTAGGATGTCTGGCTTTAATCAAGATGCTATGAATGTACCAATAGAAGTAAGTGGATCACTAAATGCTTCATTTAATAGAGATGTACCTAACGAATGGAAGAAAAATCTAACTGACTCTAAATCTAAACGCTTTGTCGGGTGGGGTGAGTTATAGGACGATTTACAATAAGAACTAATGTATAAGGGATAATTATGGACTATAGAAACCAGACAACAGACCCCAATGATATTGTAGTTGACCTTTCCAAACATATGGCAAAGTTAACTCAGTATGAAGACATATCTGATGACTTGTCACAGCAAGAAGAAGCCAAGCTCATTGATTATGTCCGAGCCGCATCTAAGATGTCTTTTGAAAGGATATCTAGACGATACGACCATTGGAGGGATGCTGATAGAGCACACGATGTGTGGGTTCCGGCAGACAGCACGAAATTTCGGGAAAAAGCTGTTGTAGCGGACACACGAGCAATCGCAGACACTGTGCTTACGTATATGATGGCTGCTTTGACTGGACGTAATCCAATGTTTCAGCTTGAAGGTATGAACCGGAAGTCCAGACGCTCAGCATTAATATTAGAAAGATTACTACACCAACATATGCGTAGAACTGCTGGTGAGGCAAGACTTGCTCAAATGCTCTTAGATAGTATTAGGTACGGATTTGCACCAACTAAAGTTATATGGGACGCTAAGAAGAACACTAATCACATAATCAACTTTGATCCAAGGCGTGTGTTTCCTGATCCTCGCGTTAACTGGGGTGATTGGGATAGGATGCAGTTTGTAATCTTTGGAGATTATGTCTCCACAAACGCTTTGGTATCAAGTGGTCTATATCCAAAACTAAATAAGTATCCCGGTCTAAGACGTAAGGGTGGTAGAAAATCATCTTGGGATGCACACAAACATTGGAGAGAAGAAGGCAGAGGATTATCAATTAATCCAGAAGAACCTGTAGGAAGCGAGAACGGACATCATTTTGTTCTGGATAACGCTCGTATAGTAGACGAGATGTGGGTTCGTCTACAGGGTTACGAAGTAGGAGTTCCGAGTGTTGAGCAGTTATGGATGTGTATAACTGTAGTTGATGAAGAAGCTATTATCAGATGTCAGCTAAACCCTTATGGACAGCAGTTTCCAATAGTAATGGGTGGTCTGTTTCAAGATAGTCACAAAACATTTAGCCAATCTTTATATGATTTATTACTTCCATTGCACGAAGTATCAAGCTGGTTACTACGTTCACGTATAGACAACGTACAGGCAGCACTAAACAATTTAATGTTCGTAGACCCAACACAAGTTTCTATACCAGACCTTATAGATAGAAACCCTTGGGGTGTTGTTCGTACGATGCCGGGTGCAAAACCGGGTGATGGGGTGTTTATAGCTCAGGTTCCAGATGTAACTAAGGGACATTGGAATGACATTGCAGCTATGTCAGATTTAAAACAAAGAGTTTCAGCCGCTTCTGATGCACAACAAGGTGTGCCAACAGCAGACGGCATTAGAACTGCAACAGAGATTGCAAGGCTTACACAGCTTGGCTCACAAAGGTTAGGTGTATTAGCACGTATTATGTCAGCAACAACTGTAAGACCTATGGTAAGGATGATGGTTCAGAACTTACAAGACGCATTATTCTTAGAGGGTTCTCTAAAAGTTGATGTAGATAAAGCTCCGGGTATGCTTCTTGCTGATGCTCAAGACGGATATGTAGATTTTGACGTACAAGGTCTACAGGGAAGCGTAGACTACCTAGTCATAGACGGAACTTTACCAATTGAGCCTACAAGAAACGCAGAGACTTGGATGAATATGCTTCAGATTGTTAACCAATCTGGTCTACAGATGGAGTATAAAGCAGGTAAAATTGTTGAAGAAGCTATCAGAGCTATGGGTGTTTCTGACCTTGACCAGTTCAGAATATCCGAAGAAGAAAAACAGATGGGTATGACGCCATCACAACAAATGGCTATGATGGAGAAACAAAGAGGTGTGTCTACAGGAGCACCACAACAAACAGAAACTATGTCTCAAGAACAATTAATGAGAGAGGCAGAAGCTGGGAACATAGTTCCAATGCAGGGAGGAGGGCAATAATGAAATCAGGTCAGCTAGAAAAACCAAGTAAATTAGAGCCTTTGGCAAAAGATTATATAAAAGCTTTAATTAAAGAAGCAGTAGAAGCTTTAAGGGAAGAATTAAAAACAGAAATAATCTCTTCTATGGCGGGACGACAAATTCAGGAAAAAGGTGATACCAATGCAGATAAGTTGCGAATGGACGACTTAGAGTCAGAAATTGGTAAACTATGGGCACGATACAAAGAGGATGATAAGTTCACTATGACTCGTGCAAAAATTGTTAATTGGATGGAAAAAAACAGGATTGAATAATGACAACAGTACCTACAACGCCTAAGTCGGAACAGATACAATTCAGGTCTGAAAAGACAGGAACGCATAATCTAGATACGTACTTAGAAGCTTGTGAATTAGGAACGGCACCTAATGTAAAAACGTTACCTAATGTATTGGGAACATTATTTGATAACTCTACAGGAGCAGTAAATTCAAGTGCTGTTCAATTTAGGATTAAACCTAATACTGAAGAGAACATCCTACAAAATAGATTTGGAACATACACCAACGCAAATGATGGTTGGGTTGATATGGACCAAACTATTTTCAGACAAAAAGGAACTTATGCTGGTGGTGTATCATACAACAGATTAGATATGGTAGAGCATCAGGATAAATTTTGGATCTGCAAGGTCGCACATACAAGCACAGGAACATTAGATACAAGTAAGTTTAATGTTGTGTTTGATGGTAACAACGTTCTTGCAGCAATAACAACATTTAACCAAACCACTGCACCAAGACTAAAGCGACTAGAGGACGAAGTTTTGTTACAGTTGGGCGTAGTATAATAGAAGGAGAGGTCTTATGGCTATGAACACACTAAAGGAGTTGGTTGAGGCGATAAAAACGCGAAGTAAAACAATCGCTGAAACAACTACCGGAACAGTCGCAGGGTCAACTGCGAACGATATGGTTTACATCGCAAAGGCGGTGGAAGCTATCACAGGTGCAGATGCACTGCTTCAACTATTTGATGAAGCAAACGAACCATCAAAAGTTTTTGATTACTCAGTAGCGACAAACGGAGTTTGGACGCTAACGATAGACGACATTTCTAAACCAGTACTTAAGTTTACGCAGGCATCCTCTCCCAGCCAAGCTTCACTTACTGTAGTGGTGCCGAATCGTGGTTTCACACAAGTCATTAAAAACGAAACAACTAAAGACATTTATGTTCAGTACTCTGGTGAAACGAACAATGCTAACAAAGCAAAAGTTCAACCCGGAAAAACTGGATGGGTCTATGGTGATTACGTTGCTAGTGGCACAAACAAAGTACAACACGTAGTAGACGTAGAGGCTATCACAGCTTCTTTGACTACTGTCACTACTGACCAAGGAGATATGATCTACAGACAGGGAGCACCAAGCGGAACAACGTTTGATATCCAAGTCCAAGTACAAACAATCTCTGGTAGTAACAGATTTGTATTTAAATATCCGGGATATCAGAACTATGCTTCAGATCAAAGCTTCTATATCTATCCGGGAAAGACTTATAGATTTGATACTTCACACTCGTCCAATGCTGGACACCCACTAAAATTCAGTACAACAAAGAATGGTACTCACGCTTCACCAGCAGGAACAGAACTTTTAGATATTGCTCCTACTGATAGCACAAACGACATTACTTACACAGGAACACCGGGACAAACTGGTGCTCTTACACAGATTGCCGTACCATCTGACGCAACTGCTGATGTGATTTATCCTTACTGCTCTAGTCATTCTGGTATGGGCGGTAATGCTCAACTTGATCTAGTAACAGCCACAGGCGAAGCAAGGCTTGGTTTAGGTGCTGCTGGAACCTCGTTGATGGTGAATCATAAACAAGGGAAGCCAGAGTGGGATTTTGCAGGTAAGCTTGGTGGGTTTGCATACCGAGGACACACAGACCTTGAAGGTCGTGTTGCTGACCCAAGGCATCCGGGATATCCGGGAACAAGTGGTAATGGTTATACACGAAGCGACTTCTCTATTCTTAAAGAAGTAACAGATTCTTCTAGTTTTTCACTACACGCTAATAAAGGTATCTTCCCAGTTGCTTTTTCTCAAACACAAGAAAGCACTTATCGTGGAAGTGCAGCTGTAGTGCAGCATTATGATAACGGACACAAAGTTCCAATGTTCTGGGGTGGGTCAACAAATTACTCTCTGCCAGATCCGTCAAACGGAAATTATAAATCATTTACGCCTAATGCGTATCGTGATGCAAATAAAGGTTATGACATTCCTAATGTAGAAGATCAGTTGGGTGATTGCCTACAAGTTTGCCGTACTTACTCAACTTCATACTATTTAACAACAAACGGAAAAGTGTGGGCAGGTGGATACAATAATGTTGGAGCAGTCGGAAACGGCGGGACTTCAAATGAATATCGTATGCGTCCAGTTTCATTTCCCGGCTCCGCTGGAAAAATTATCCAGTTGGCAGTTCCGGGGTATGCTTCCACTAATATTACAATTATGGCTCTAGATGAAAACGGAAAAGTTTGGGGATGGGGCTATAACGGACACAACCAACTTTCATCTAGTAATACCACTAACCAAACAATCCCAGTTGAAATGACTGGTATTAGTGGCAAGGATGTAAAAGGTATTGCTGTTATTGATGCAGGTTATCCAACTTGCTACGCAATAACTGGACCAGTAGACGGATATAAGGTCTACGCTTGGGGTTATAACGGAAACAACCAGTGTGGTAACGGAACAACAAACAACGTTCCTATGGGTTCTCCACAGCAACTAGAAGCTGGTTCTGGTAAGAAGATTGTTAAATTCTCTGCGGCAGGTGCTAATTCTGCTGGAGGTATTTTTCTCTTAAATGAAGACGG